CCAATCTATTGTAAATAGATATGTGCCTTCTCTTTGTTTTTTTCTTCTAGATGTATATATCATCTTACATCCCTGTAACTGATAAAATCTAGTAACACTTACATTATAACTAAATGAATCCCATAACATTAATTCATTTAGTGGTAATTCTTTTACACCAGGTTTCTTACAGAATGCAGATATAGGTGCTCTCCACCAGATACCACCATCTGTCATCATATAATGAAACAAAGGCACTTGTTTTGGTATAGATGTAAAACCAAATACAACACACTCAAAGTATTTATCATGAGAATCTTTTTGATCTCTTAGATAATT